GCGGCGCCCAACCGGGCGCCGCCTTTCCCCTGCGGAGACACCCCATGGCCATCGAAGTCCTGCGGCCGATCATGCTGGAAGGCAAGCGCGTCGAGATCGGCACCGTGCTGGAACTCGAGCGCAAGCTGGAACGCGAGCTTTGCTACTACGGCAAGGCCCGCCCCGTCGCCGCGCAGCCCGCGCCGACCGAACCCGAACCCGCCAAGCGCGGCAAGAAGGATTCCCCGTGAGCGTCAACGACGTTTTTACCCCTACCAACCGCATCGCGCTCGCCCCGACGGCCGCGCGCACCGCGACCGGGCAGGGCAGTGCGGTCGACGTGCGCCAGCTCATCGGCGTCGCGCAGTTCATCTTCGACTGCGCCGCCGGCACCGGCACCGCGCCGACCATGACGGTCAACATCCAGGATTCGGCCGACGGATCGACCGGCTGGTCGACCATTCGCAGCTTCACCGGCGTCACCACGGTCGCCAGCGTGCAGGACCTCGGCCTCGACGTGCGCAGCACGCGCGGCTTCCTGCGCGCGCAGTGGACGATCGGCGGCACCACGCCCTCGTACAGCTTCAGCGTCAACGGGCTGGCGATGCGGGTCGACCGCTGATGGGCCAGCAGTCCGCCCTGCGCGGGATCGATGCCGAGATCCACGCCGCCCTGCTCGGCGGCGGGCTGGCCGACACCGGGACCTACACCCCGCCCACGCCGCCCGGCGGGGCGCCGTTCGCCGTGCGCGTCATGCGCGACGACGTCCAGGTCGAGACCTTCGGCGAGAACCGCCCGGTGGCGAGCACCCGCACCGAGCTGGTGCTGCTCAAGGCCGACTTCGCCACGCCGGCGCGCCGCGGCGGCACGGTCGTGGTGGATGGCGCGACCTTCGTGCTGGAAGACCTGGTCGAGGATGACCAGTCGCTGACCCGCTGGGCGGTGCGCTGATGGGCACCTACGTCCCGCCGACCACCCTGCTGGTCAACTACCTCGCCACCCAACTGGCCGCGCTCACCGTCGCCGGCGGCTACCGCAGCAACATCGGCCTGCAGGTCAGCACCGAGCGCCAGCAGGTCATCGACACCGACGCCGCATCCTGCAACGTACAGCTCACCGGCTGGGAGTCCAACAGCGGCACCATCGCCGTCGAGCGCTTGTGCGACGTGCAGGTCGAGGTCACCGTGCCGGCCGCCGTCGACGATGCCGAGGCGCAGGCGCGCCTGGCGGTCGAGGACGTGTTCGAGCGCTTCCGGCTGCCGATGCAGTCGGTGACGCTGGCCACCGGCATCAGCGCCCTGATCCGCCCGGTCGACAGCGCCACGATCGAACGCCCCGAAGGCAGCAATGCCATCAGCGCGCGCATCACCCTCAACGTGGAACTCACCGAAGTTCCCTGACCTGAATCGCTTCACGCCGCGGGGCGCCCCCCGTCACCGAAGGCCCGCACCCACGGGCCTTTTTCGTTTCCAGCCGCTCCGCGGCGCACCCAAGAGGACATTGCATCATGGCCAAGCTCAGCGCACGCGGCGCGCAGTTCGACATCGCCGCGACCTTCGGCACCACCGTCACCGTGACCGCCGCCACCAACGTCGCCAGCTCGGTGGTGTCGGTCGGCGCCGGCCACGGCGCGGTGGTCGGCGACTTCTTCGAGATCCTGACCCCGGCCAACTGGGCCCGCGCGGAACGCCGCCTGTTCCGCATCTCGAACGTCGCCACCAACGACCTGACCTTCGAGGGTTTCGATACCTCCGACACCAACCTGTTTCCGGCGGCCGGCTTCGTCGGTGCCACGGTGCGCCGCGTGGCCACCTGGACCACGATCACCGACGTGCAGGACTTCCAGATCACCGGCGGCGAGCAGCAGTTCACCGACGTCACCGGCATCGGCGACCTGATCGGCCAGCAGTTCCCCACGCTGCGCGCGGCCGTGCAGGTGACCCTGCCGGTGTTCTACGACCCGAGCAACGCCTGGGTGTCGACCATCCGCACCGCGGCCAACCAGACCGCCATCCGCGCGCTGCGCGTGCGTGGCCCGTCGGGCCTGCGCCTGGTGCAGAACGGCTACCTCGGCTGGCTGGACGCGCCGACCATCGAGGGCGACGTGCTGCGCGGCTCGCTGACCATCGCCGGCATCAACATCCCGACGGTCTACGCGACGTAAGGGCACAGGGCAGCGGGAACTTCGCCCGGCCTCGCGCCGGGCGCTTTTTCCCGCTGCCCGTTTTTCCCGTTCCACCACCACAACAAGAGAGGATCCCGCTATGTCCAAGTCCCTCCGCGAACAGGCCGCCGAAGCGGCCGCCAAGGTCGGCGCCGTCACGCAGATCACCGTCGAAGGCATCGACGAGCCGCTGCACATCGCCCGGCTGTCCATCGAGCAGCGCTCGAGCGTGGCCGACACCGGCCTCGCGCCCGGCCGCCGCGCCAACGTGGCCGCAGCACTCAACCTGCTGGCCATCGCCGTCGTCAAGCCGGCCAAGGAAAACGACCAGCTGGTGCCCTACATGACCCGCGACGAGTGGGCCGCCTGGGCCGGCGAGCACACCGACGTGTTCTACCGCCTCGCCGTCGCCGTCAACCAGGCGCAGGGCGACGCCACCGCCGAGCAGACGGAAGCGCTGGGAAACGCCTGACGGCCGACCTGCACGAGCGGGTCATCACCGCGCTGTGCTTCCGCCTGGGGATGACCCGGGCGGAACTGCGGGCCCGCATGAGCGCGCAGGAGTTCGGCCAGTGGGTCGCCATCTTCATGGTCCAGCCGTTCGACGACCGGCACCTGTACGACCTGCCGCAGGCGCTGGTGCGCGCCACGCTGATCGCCCTGCAGGGCGGCAAGCCCGAGGTCGACAAGCTGCTGTGGAGCAAGGCCGGCAAGGCCGCAAGCCTCGATGACGTGATCGCCGACCTGGGGAAGCTGTGACGTGCCTTTCGAGCCGAAAATCGACGCGCGGGCCCTTGACCGGCTGGCGGCGCGGTTCGCCGCGGCGGGGGCCAAGGGCCCGCAGGAGATCCAGCGCGCGGTGACGTCGGTGCGCCGCGCCACCGGCACGGAGTCGCGCCGCGCGGTGTCTGCCAGCTACAACCTGCCGCAGCGCTACATCGGCACGGTCCAGACCATCAAGCCGGCCGGGCCGCTGGGCTTCACCATCAGCGGGCGCAACAAGCCGATCCCGGCCAGCGCCTACGGGGCGCGCGCGCTGTCGCGCGGCGGCGTCGCGGTCGCGTTCTTCCGCGGCAAGCGCATCGTGATCGACGACGCCTTCAAGGGCGCGGCCCCGCAGGGCGGCGACAAGCTGTGGCGGCGCACCGGCCAGCCCAAGACCCGCCCGACCAAGGGCCGCTACGCCGGCGCGCGCTTCCTGCGCGAGCCGATCGACGTGCTCACCGGCCCGTCGGCCGCCGACCATCTCAACAACCGCACCGTGCGCGCCCGGCTGGACGGGTTCTTCGTCCGCCGGCTGAACGCCGAAGTCAACCGCCGCCTGTCGCGCCTGCTGGCGCGGCGCGGCATCTGAGGGCCCGATGGCACGCGAAACCACCATCATCGAGTTCGGCGCCGTCGATCGGCTGACGCCGACCATCGACAAGATTGCCGGCAAGCTCGGCGGCCTCAACAGCGCGCTGGTCGGCGTGGCCACGGGCGCGGCGGCGGCGGTCGCTGCCGGTGTGGCGAAGTCGGTCAGCGAGTTCGAGCGCCTCGGCGACGCGGCGATCAAACTCAACGTCACCGCCGAAGCGCTCAGCGGGCTGGGCTTCGCCGCGCGCCAGTCGGGCGCATCCGTCGAGGTGCTGCAGTCGGGCCTCGGGCGGCTCAACAAGACCATCGGCGAGGCGGCCAGCGGCAACAAGCAGGCCGCCGACCTGTTCACGGCCATCGGCGTCAACATCCGCGATGCATCCGGCGAGGTGCTGTCGGCCGACAAGGTCTTCCTGCAGCTCTCCGACCGCTTCCGGCAGTTCAAGGACGGCTCGCAGGAAGCCGCCATCGCATCCGCCCTGCTGGGCCGCAGCGCCGGCCCGGAGCTGCTGCAACTGCTCAACCAGGGCAGCGGCGGGATCCAGCAGCTCACCGAGGACGCCGCTCGCCTGGGCGTGGTCATCGGCGACGACGCCGCCAACGCCGCCAAGCAGTTCGGCGACAACCTCGACCAGCTCAAGGCCGCGGGCGAAGGTTTCTTCAACTCGCTGACCACCGCGCTGCTGCCGGCGCTGACCGAGTTCAGCACCAACGCCGCCGAGGCCGCGAAGGAAGGCGGCCTGCTGGCCGAGATCGGCACCGCGATCGGCCGCGAGTTCAACCTGTTCGCGGTCGACCTGATCACCGCGCAGACCGAGATCCAGCAGCTCGGCGCGGAAGTCGCCAACGCGGTCGCGTTCCTGAGCGACTGGGCCGAGAACCTCGGCACGGTGGGCAACATCGCCGTCGTCGCGTTCCAGTCCATCGGCGCCGCCGCCGAGGGCAACTTCGGGGCCGCCGAGCGCGGGCTCAACGCGATCACCAAGGCCGTCGACGGGCTGGGCAAGAAGGCCGCCGCCGATGCCGCCAAGCGCATGGGCGACCTGGCCGACAGCATCAGCGCCATCAAGGCCGACGCCGCGGCCAAGATCGACCGCATCAAGGGCGGCGTCGAAGGCCTGGCGAAGTCCGCCGGCCCGGCCGCCAAGGGTGTCGGCAGCCTCGTGCCGCCGACGACCGCGTTCGGCAACGAGGCCGACAAGGCCGCGGCGAAGGTCAAGCGCCTCGGACAGGAAGTGGAGCGCCTGAACGGCTTCAATCTGGCGTTCCAGAAAAGCCTGCGCCCGACCAGCGAAAGCATGCAGGCGCTGGTCAAGGATATCGACCTCGGCGCCATCTCGTTCGGCAACCTCCGCGAATCCGCCCAGGTGCTCAGCGAGACCAGCACCGACGAGGCGAACTTCTTTGCCGAGAACTGGGAAGGCGCCGTCGACGCGGTCTACGACTCCCTGACCGACCTGATCGTCAACGGCCTCGACGACTTCGACGACTTCGGCAAGTCGCTGCAGAACATCGCCAAGCAGTTCCTCGGGAACATCGTCAAGCAGTTCCTCTCGACCAACCTGAACTTCGGCGGCACCAACTTCGGCAGCCTGTTCGGCGGTGGCGGCGGTGGACGTGGCGGCGCACCCGGTGGCGGGTTCAACTTCGGCGGCCCCGGCGCCGGCCTGGGCACTCGCGTCGGCCTCGGTGCCACCGGCGTGGCGATCGCATACGACGGCTACCAAAGCGGCAACGCCCTGCAGGGTGCCGCCGGCGGCGCGCTGGCAGGGTTCCAGGTCGCCGGCCCGGTCGGCGCCATCGTGGGCGCCCTGCTCGGTGGCCTCGCCGCGGCGCTCAACCGCCAGAAGCCCCCCTCGATCAACGTCATCGGCGACGACGTCGTCGGCACGCCCGGCTTCCGCAACCTCGCCCCCGGCTCGACCTTCGAGTCGCGTCTCGGCGGGTTCAGCTTCGCCTCGATCGACAGCGTCGACGCGCAGACCCGCAACCAGATCGGGCAGTCCGTCGTCAACTTCGACAACGAGATCGCCAAGCTGCTCAACGAGGACCAGCTGGCGGCCGTCACCGACGCGCTGGCGGGCTTCAACATCCGCCTGAAGGACGGCGCGATCAGCGCCGAGAATATCCTCGGCGAGAGGTTCAACGCCATTTTGTCGACCTTCGACCAGGCCACGCAGGACTTCGTCAACGGCGCCGCCACGCTGGAAGAACGCACCCAGCGCCTGGCCGACGTGCTCAGCCGCCCGCAGCGCCTGAGCGCCCTGCTGGACTCGCTCGAGGAAGCCGACCGGCTGGCCGGCATGACGCCCTTCGAGCAAGCGCTCGACCGGATCAACAAGGAGTTCGACGCCGCCGCCAAGGCCGCCGAGGAACTGGGCGCCGACCAGGCGCAGCTCGCCCGCGTCGAGGAGCTGCGCGGCAACGCCATCCAGCGCCTCAACGACCTGCAGCGCGAAAACCTTGACGCCCTGCTCGACGACCTCGTCTTCGAGGACGCCACCGAGGGCCTGTCGGAAAGCGACCGCGAGATCGCGGCCATCAACCGCCGCTTCGACCGGCTGCGCGAGCAGGCGATCGCGCTGGGTGCCACGCAGGAAGACCTGGAACTGATCGAGCGCCGGCGCACCGCCGCGCTGCGCCAGCAGGCGCAGGCCACGCGGGATTCGACCGACGCCATCATCGACTTCGCCCGCGCCATCGAGGACGACCTGCAGGTGGTGCGCGACTACCAGCAGGATTTCCTGTCGAGCCTGCGCGACGCCAGCGCCGGCGTGCGGCAGTACCTGCAGCGCGGCTCGGCCACGAACTCCCTGAACCCCTTGCAGGCGCTGCAACAGTCGCAGGCGCAGTTCGAGGAACTGGCCCGGCTGGCGTCCGTCGGCGACCTGGGCGCCATCCGCAACATCACCGGCGGCGCAGACCGGCTGCTGCAGCAGGCCGCGAGTTTCTACGGGGTGGGCTCGGCCGACTTCCAGCGCATCGAGGCGCTGGTGCGCGGCACGCTCGCGCCCATTGCCGGCGCCGGTGACCAGCAGTCGGTCGCCCTGGCGCTGGCGCAGCTGCGGCAGGTGATGACCGAGCTGTTGCGGTTCCTCAACGGCGGCGGCGCGGGCGGCGGCGGCGTGATGAGCGCCAGCCAGCTCAACCAGCTGCTGGTCGGCATCGACCGGCTGGGCCGCGAACCGGCGAGGGCGCTGTAATGTCCGGCCTGCCCTGCATCACCGCGGAGATCAGCATCCCCGGCGGCGGCACGCTGTACGTCGCGACCACCGACTACATCACCGCCTCCGGCGACACCCCGGCCAGCACGTTCTTCGCCGGCCGCATCGCCGAAGACCTGAGCTTCGATCGCGCGGTCGGCTCTCAGTTCTGGGGCAGCCGGCCGCGCGGGCCGCAGAACTTCGGCGGCATCCGGCTGGTCAACGCCGACGGGGCGTTCGACACCTATGTCGGGCAGTCCTTCCGCGACCAGACCGTCATCATCCGCCGAGGTCTGAGCGGCGCGGCCTACAGCACCTTCACCACCGTCGCCACCCTGATCGTCGACAGCGTCGAGGTCACCGAGCGCTACTTCGACCTGCAGGTCAAGGACCGCGGGGCGCGGCTCGAGCGCCCGCTGCAGGCCAACCTGTACCCCACCACCGTCACGAATCAAGCCCTGCGCGGCAAGCCCCGGCCCATTACCCTGGGGACCTGCTTTCAGGTGCCGGTTCAGCAGCCGGATGTTTTCGGCAACGGGCACTTCGACGTGCACGAAGACGACCAGTGGATCGGCACCACGCAGGTCATGGACCAGGGCGCCGCGCTGGTCGAGGGCACGGGTTACCGGCGGTCGGCCAAGTCGGGCATCTACGGCTTCGAGCGGCTCACCGCGGTGGGCGGGCAGCAGGTGGCGAATGTGTGGGGGCGGTTTCGGGTGCTGAGCACCGAGTTGAGCGACGACTTCAACGATCTCGCCGGATGGACAGAAAGCAACGGCGGCGTGGGTGGGCGTGATGCCAGCATCAGCGCGGGCACGCTGCGGATGCAGAACACGGCCGGCGGTGCGAACCTTTTCCTGTCCTCGACCGCCAGCCTGAGCGCCGTCGACGGCGACATCTTCTACTACGAGTTCGACTGCGTTACCTGGACCAGCGGCAGCGCAATCTTCGGCACCGGCATCGCCGTCTCGCAGCGCGAGCGCGTGATCGACGCGGTCGGCCGATACACCGGCATCTTCCGCGTCAATGCGGCGTTCCAGCCGCGGATCATCGCGCTCGACGGCAGCAACTGCGACCTCACCCTCGACAACCTCCGCATCCGCAAGGTCGCCCTCGACGACCGCCTGCAAGACATCGTGCCGTATCTGGCCACCGTCAAGGGCCCGCTGGTGTCCGGCGACCTCGACACCACCGCGATCGCGCAGGTCGACACCGACACCGGCTACCGCTACGGCTTCCACGCCAGCGAGCCCACGCAGATCGCCGACGTGCTGGACCAGCTCGCCGTGAGCATCGGCGGCTGGTGGTACATCAAGCGCGACGGCAAGCTGACCTTCGGCCGGCTGCTCGCGCCCACCGGCACCGCGGCCTACACCTTCGACCAGAACAACATCTCCGAGGAAGGCGTGCGCGTGCGCCTGGACGGCGCGCCGGGGCTGTCCAACGTCTGCCTCGCCAAGCGCAACTGGCGGGTCTACACCGAGGGCGAGATCGTCGGCGGGCTCAACTTTTTCCAGTTGAACGCCTCCGACCGCGACGCAGACGTGACGCTGTCGAACAGCAACTACAACTACTCCGCGGCCAACGTCGGCAGCGTGCGCAGCACGCCGGGCCTGTACGGCGAGCGGCTCTACTTCGAGGTGCGCGTCACCGCGATCGGGGCGGGCACGCAGCACCTGATCGGCGTGTCGAACGCCACGGGTGCCATCACCACCGCGCCGGGCGGCGACACCAACTCCCTCGCCTACCGTGCGAACGGGCAATCGTTCTACAACGGCGCGCTCACCGCCTACGGCACCGCCTGGGCGGCGAACGACACCATCCAGGTGGCGATCGACGGCCGACCGGCCGCGATGGGCGCGAACCAACGGCATTTCCGGGTCTACTTCGGCCGCAACGGCAGCTGGCAGAACAGCAGCAACCCCGACACCGAGGCCGCGTTCCTGTCGGTCAACGGCGGCCTGGAGGGCTTCGCGCACCTGATCGTCGGCGGCAACGCTGCGGAAACCAACGCCGGCTCGGTCAACTTCGGCCAGGCCGCGTTCGCCTACACCCCGCCGGCCGAATACACTGCGGTCGCCTGGCACCGCCAGAACATCCTGGCCGACTACCGCTACAAGTTCGAGTCGACCACCGCGCTGGCCGGCGCCTACGCCCACGCCGACGGCGCCCGCGCGCTGACCGACCGCGCCGACAACGA